CGTATCTACTTGCCAACCGCAAGGCAAGTTCTAGCCAAGTAGCTGAAGCCGTAGGGGTAACTGTAAAATACGTAGACAAGATGATAGAACGTATATCGTCACCCAACTGGAGAGAAGAAGTACCTGTGCCTAAGTTTGTAAAGGACGACAACGCTAAGACTAGGTACGATCTATTACCACCAGAATTATTAGAAGAAACAGCGAAAGTTCTTACGTTTGGCGCACAGAAGTATAGCGCGCACAACTGGGCGCAAGGTGCATCTTGGAGTAGATACTTTAGTGCAATGATGCGTCACATGTGGGCTTGGTGGAGAGGTGAAGATAACGATCCCGAAACAGGGTTCTCACATTTAGCTCACGCCGCATGCTGTCTTAGCTTTCTCATAGCTTATCAGCGGCGCGGCCTCGGGGAAGATGATAGGGTATGATGGATCGTAACGTGAAAGCTAAAAAAGACATAGCAACCTTTAGACGTAAGTACATAGTAAAGACAGGTAGTGTTGGCACTACTTTGGTTGAGAACACTAACAAAGAAGTATGGGATTTCGCCGCAGATCAAATTATACGGCATGGCTATCCTAGCTTGGCAGATTACCTTGTCGATCTGTTGGTAGATGAATACTACAGTAAGAAAGATAAATAATGGATGTATATACGCTCGACTTTGAGACCTACTACGATCAGGAATACTCACTGTCTAAGATGACGACAGAAAATTATGTGCGCGACTCAAGGTTCGAAGTAATCGGCCTTGCTATAAAAAAGAATGATAAAACTACACAGTACTTTAACGACCCCCAGGTAATCGAACGTCTACTATCATACATAGACTTCTCTCAGAGCGCCATCCTAGCACAGAACACTATGTTCGACGGAGCTATACTGAGTTGGAGATATGGTGTGAAGCCGAAGGTTTGGTTCGACACTATGTGTATGGGTAGAGGTCTACACGGGGCGGATGCGGGGGCATCACTACGAGCTTTATCTGAACGCTATGGTATCGGCGAGAAAGGTTTCGAAGTACACAATGCCAAGGGCAAACGCCGTGCCGATTTTACCGCAGAAGAAGCTAAGAAGTATGGCGAGTATTGCATACAAGATGTCGAGCTAACGTACAAACTATTTAAGATCATGGGGGCTAACTTTCCTCGCACTGAGCTAAAGCTGATCGACGTTACACTGCGTATGTTTATTGATCCGATACTCGACCTAGACCTTGGGTTGTTGGAACAGCATTTGGAAGACACACAAGACCGTAAGGATAAACTACTGCGCGATGCAGGGGTGACAGATAAGAAAGACTTGATGTCAAATATCAAGTTCGCTGACATGCTACGTGATCTAAACGTCGAGCCGCCAATGAAGATTAGTCTGACAACAGGCAAGGAGACGTACGCCTTTGCTAAGAGTGACGAAGACTTCAAGGCATTGCAGGAACATGAGGATGATCGTGTGCAATCTCTAGTAGCGGCGCGCCTTGGAAATAAATCTACTCTTGAGGAAACACGCACACAGCGGTTTATAGGTATCTCTAAACGTGGGCGTTTACCTGTACCGATTAGGTACTACGCGGCGCACACTGGTAGATGGGGTGGAGTGGATAAGATTAACTTACAAAACCTACCGAGCCGTGGGCCAAATGGTAAGAAGTTAAAGAGGGCTATCATTGCACCAGAAGGACACACAGTTGTCGAAGCCGATTCGTCCCAAATCGAGGCACGGGTACTCGCGTGGTTTGCGGGACAGAATGATCTAGTAGACCAGTTCTCCAAGGGTGAGGACGTGTACAAGTACATGGCTTCAAGTATATATAACGTGGCCGTAGAAGACGTAACTAAAGATCAAAGGTTTGTGGGTAAGACTACAATTCTAGGTGCGGGCTACGGCATGGGAGCAGAGAAGTTCGGCATGCAGTTGAAGACGTTTGGGTTTGAGGTGTCTGAGGACGAAGCGAGACGGATTATATCTATCTACCGAGAAGCTAACTTCAAGATAAGCAAGGTATGGAGAGACGCTAACTATATGGTTAAGCAGTTGGCTAACCATCGAGCGGTGCAGTTCGGAAAGAAGGGTATCATTGGAGTAGACCCTGAGAACCAAGCCTTGATAGTACCTAACGGTCTAAAGATATTTTACCCTGATTTACATGGGGAGCAGTCTGAGAGTGGTTTCGAATATACATACAAAGCACGTCGAGGTCGAACCCGTATATACGGCGGTAAAGTTATCGAGAACGTGTGTCAGGCTATAGCGCGTTGCATAATAGGTGAGCAGATGCTACTAATTAATAAGAAGTATAAAGTAGTGCTTACTGTACACGATTCGATTGCATGTTGTGTACCCGACGAGGAGGTCGCCGAAGCACAAGCATACGTGGAGAGATGTATGAGATGGACACCAGACTGGGCAGAGGGCCTACCTGTCGATTGCGAAAGCGGCACTGGCAAGTCGTACGGAGATTGTGAATGAAGACTAGAAAGTGCCGCGTATGTTTAGAACATAAACCTCTAAGTCAGATGAAGAAGAGGCCGAATAGACCCGACGGAGTTACCAATCTTTGTAAAGCATGTCGTAGAGAACAAGATTATTTTTACAATCATGGTGTGGAGCGCCCTAAATCTTTAGACGTGTATAAATTAATTGCAGGAGTTGAACATAAGCGCTGCCCTACATGTTCTGAATATAAAACATATGATAATTTTTACAAACACACGGAAAAAGGTAAGGGGCTTTCTGCAAAGTGTAAGCCCTGCTATTGTCAAGCCAAAAACTATTATGGCGAGGAATATAAAGCTAGATATAGAGATAGGTATAAACGTAGAAGTGATGATCTGGAAGATAAGTATGTACGCAAACTCTTATGTAGGCGATCCAAGTTAAAAATGTCAGAGTTCCCTCAAGAATTAGTTGACGTTAAACGAGAAGTTATAAGAATACAAAGATTTATAAAGGAGAATAACGTATGAAAAATATTGTAGAAGTAAGGGACGCTCTTGCTAAAGCCTTTAAAGGGCTTTCAGATGGGACGATAGATTCCAAAGACGCTTCTGAAATGGCAAATCTAGCAGGTAAGATGATAACTTCAGCAAAGGTACAGTTGGATTATCATGCCCTACGTAAAGACGCACCAAGTATAAAGTTCTTACATGTAGTCGAGGAAGTGCAGGAATGAAGACTAGAAATAGAAAGACTGGCGCACAGCGAGTAGCTTCCGCTGTAGCTGATGCTGAGGACACCTTAATGTTTTTATTGGAAGGTATACGAACATACTCACCAGACTACATGCACGGGGTTCCCAAAGAAGAATACATAAGGGATGGCGAGAAGGCTTTAGCCGAACTACGTGAAGTTTCTCCAGTGTCAGGAAATAAACCTCTTATACGACTGTCAGAAGTTACAGACATAGTTGGTGTTGGTAGAAGCACTATCTACGAAAAGATGAATAGCGGAGAATTTCCAGCCCCTATCAAAATAGGTTTACGTGCGGTAAGGTGGCGGACTGAAGAAGTGGTGGAATGGGTAAACACGCGAGAGCGAGCAATATACGGAGCTTCTAAATAATGAGTAAAGCCGCGCCGTGGTCGTTTAGCCGTATCAAAGCATTTGAGCAATGCCCCAAACAGTTCTACCATGAGAAGGTACTCAAGCAGTATCCGTTCAGAGAAACTGAGGCTATGCGCTACGGCACTGAGTTCCACAAGGCATGTGAGGATTACATAGGTAAAGGTACTCCTGTACCCGCCAAGTTCAACTTTATAAAACCTACGTTGGATTCCCTTAATGGCAAAAGAGGCGAGAAGATAGTGGAGCAGAAGTTAGGCTTGACCGCTGACCTAGAACCCTGCAGTTTCTTTGCAAAAGATGTATGGTTTCGAGGTATTGTTGATCTTGCGATCATAGACAAAGAAACTGGGGTGGGTTGGATCATTGACTACAAGACAGGCAGATCGGCGAAGTATGCTGACAAAGGCCAGTTGGAGTTGATGGCGTTGACAATCTTTAAACATTACCCCGAGGTCACTAAGCTAAATGCAGGGCTTTTATTCGTTATCGCCAAGAGCCTTGTCAAAGCCGAGTATGAAATAGACTTACAGCAACTTCTATGGGGGAAATGGTTAGCAAACTATGCTAAGATGGAGAAAGCGTTCGAGGTGGATGTTTGGAATCCAAAGCCATCTGGTCTGTGTAAACGACACTGTCAAGTAGTTGAGTGTCCCCATAATGGAGCAAACTAATGCCATATGTAAATAAACCCCGCCCGTATAAAAAAGAATATCAACAGCAAAAAGCAAGAGGAGAACACGAAGCTCGTATGGAGCGACAACGCGCCAGACGTGCGATGGATAAGAAAGGTAAAGATGCCAATAAGAATGGCAAAGCCGACAAGCGAGAAGGTAAAGATATCGCTCACAAGAAGGCACTAAGTAAAGGCGGCACAAACAAGGACGGGTACAAAGTCCAGAGCCGTAAGAAAAATCGAGCTGCGGGTGGTGCTATGAGCAGCCCCAAAAAGAAGAAAAAGTAGTGACTCACTACTACGGAGAACAACATGGAAATTTTGCGGGATAAAGCAATAATGCTACGGGTACGAAACCCAAAGCAAATAACAACAGCTATCCCCAACAGCAAGGAGCTACCTATGAACAAGGTCGTCGTAAAGTGGGGGTTAGATGAAGTTCTATCCCTGCGTTCGTTAAATATAAATGCACCATCACCGATTACAAAACGGTACAGTTGGCCGGGGCAATACAAGCCCTTCGACCATCAGAAAGACACCGCGTCTTTTATGACGCTGAACAAGAAGTCCTTTTGCTTTAACGAGCAAGGCACAGGTAAAACTGCATCGGCTATATGGGCGGCAGATTATCTTATGACCCAAGGCAAAGTTAAACGTGTGCTTGTTGTATGCCCTTTGTCGATTATGGATAGTGCATGGCGCAACGATTTGTTCTCTTTTGCTATGCACCGCACAGTAGATGTAGCGCATGGGAGCAAACAGAAACGCAAGAAAATAATAAATAGCGGTGCTGAGTTCGTAATCATAAACTACGATGGCGTTGAAGTTGTCAGAGACGAGATCGCGGCAGGTGGATTTGATCTGTTTATCGTTGACGAGGCTACACACTACAAGAACGCACAGACAAAACGATGGAAGACATTAAACAAACTAATCAAAGAAGACGATTGGTTGTGGATGATGACAGGTACACCCGCCGCGCAAAGTCCAGTTGATGCTTACGGCCTAGCTAAACTTGTTAACCCATTGTCAGTGCCGAGGTTCTTTGGCGCATGGAGAGATATGGTGATGTGGAAAGTCACGCAGTTCTCTTACAAACCTAAAGAGACCGCTAAAGATTCGGTACACCACGTACTACAACCCGCGATCAGATTTACCAAAGAAGAGTGCCTCGACTTGCCCGACATGGTTTACACTAAGCGCTTTGTCGAGATGACACCACAGCAGAAGAAGTACTACGAAACATTACGCAAGCAGATGTTAATGCAGGTAGCAGGGGAGTCCGTGACTTCGGCCAACGCCGCGATTAACATGAACAAGCTACTGCAAATTAGCGCGGGTGCAGTTTATACTGACGATGGGGATTCGATAGAGTTCGACATCAGGAGCCGATACCAAGCGTTGAAGGAAACTATTGACGAGAGTAGCAAGAAAGTAATTGTGTTTGTTCCGTTCCGACATACTATCGACATGCTAGTACAGAAGCTACGAGGAGACGGCATCACGTCTGAGGTCATACGAGGAGATGTTTCTGCGTCTAACCGCACAGAGATATTTGACAGGTTCCAATCAAAGCCTGATCCGAAAGTCCTAGTAATCCAACCGCAATCTGCCGCGCATGGTGTGACCTTGACTGCGGCGAATACAATAGTATGGTGGGGGCCTACTTCTTCTTTGGAGACTTACCTACAAGCTAACGCCCGTATTCACCGTGCGGGACAAGACCAAAAGTGTACTGTAATTCAATTAGCGGGGTCTGCCGCGGAAAAACGTATTTACCGCATGCTAGACGAACGTATAAACATACACACTGCGATGATAGATTTATATAAAGAAATACTTGACTAACTACCATACAGTCGTATATGACAGTAATACAAGTATAAAACGGAGAACAACATGGCTGTGTCAATAGACAAGTTAGTTAAGGCGTACACTAAGATACGCGACAAACGATCGGAGTTAACTTCCAAATATAAAGAGGAAGAGGGCAAACTCCGTGAGCAACAGGACAAGGTAAAACTTGCCCTGTTGGAATACTGCAAGGAACACGAAGTTGATAGTGTACGCACTGCATCGGGTCTGTTCTATCGCACTGTGAAGCAACGCTACTGGACGAGTGACTGGGAATCTATGCACAATTTTATTATGGCTAATGAAGTCCCTGAGTTCTTTGAGAAGCGTTTAAACCAAACCCATGTACGTCAGTTCATTGAGGAAAACCCTGACCTAGTACCGGCAGGTCTCAATGTGGATTCTGAGTACGCAATATCTGTGAGGAAAAAATGAGTGATATTGAATCGCCATATGTGAATATAAATACTGTAGTGGATTACTTCCAAGTGTCCCTATCTACAATTCGCAAGTGGGTATATACAGGTGAAATCCCTGCGAGTAGCTACATAAAGGTGGGTGATATCTACCGGTTTCGGCTCGATGAAGTGGAAGCGGCATTAGCTTCTAAAACCAACAAGGCTCAAAAAGAAGCCTCAAAAACAAATTCAGAAGGAGAATAGTATATGTCAGAAGTATCATTGTTTGGAGAAGGCAACTCCCTAGTAAGTAGCGACCTGTTTAAACAACTGCAGGAAGCCGACGATAATCTAGCCGGTGGCGGCGGTGGCGGCGGATCAAACCGTATCAGCCTACGTGGTGGTCGTTTCCGTCAAATGGTTAGCGGTGAGCAAGTCAATGTTAAGAGCGATGGTCTCTTGAACGTAGTCGTTATTAACGCGGCAAAGTTATCACGTACATACTATGCAGGGGCATACGATCCTGAGAACCCAACTCCACCTGCTTGTTGGTCTCCCGATACACAAACCCCGTCTAAAGATGTACCTGCGGATACCCGCCAAGCGTCTCGTTGTATGGATTGTCCGCAGAATATTAAGGGTTCTGGACAAGGCGAGAGCCGTGCATGTCGTTACAATCAGCGCGTTGCTGTAATGCTCGAGGGCGAGTACGATACTGTATACCAACTGCAGTTACCCGCTACGTCTATATTTGGTGAAGCTAAAGATGGTAAGATGGGTATGCAAGCATACGCTAAGTATCTTAAAGCTCACAAGACACCGTCTATCGCTGTGCTTACACAGATGTATTTTGACGAAAACAGTGACACACCTAAACTGTTCTTCAAGCCAGTCCGTCCGTTGACTGAGGAAGAACTAAACCAAGCTGTGTCCATGAAAGATAGCGATGACGCTATCAAAGCAATTACGTTAACTGTTTCCCAAACCGACAAGGTAGAGACAAAACGTAATGGATCAGTGGCAAAGCAAGAGCCTGTACTCGACGATGCACCTGAACCTAAGAAGGTCGCCAAGAAGAAAGAGGTTTCTGCTCCCTCTCCTGACGAGGCCGATCTTGCTTCTATCGTAGACAACTGGGACGACTGAGGGGTCAGTCACCTAGTTTAACGATAGGCAGTCGCGGCGGGTTTAACCCTTTAGAAAGTCCGCCGCGACATATTTTTGGAGCAGAAACAATGAACAACTTAGACTTTTTAAAAGGATTACTCAGCGACTCAGGGCATTACTGCGTATTCGCCGCTAAAGGTGACGTACGTATACAGAAGTTTTACGACACTATTGAAGACACAGAAAGAGCTACACGTAAGTTTATCGCAGATGGGCTGAACACATACTTTGCTTTAAGCACATTTAAAGAACCAACCAAGGATGCAGGACGTAAAGGTACGAACGCACACGAGTTGAAGTCTTTCTTCCTCGACTTGGATTGTGGACCAACATACGAATACCCTACTAAAGAAGCCGCAGTATCCGCAGTGCGTGATTTTTGTAAGAAGTTATCCCTACCTAAACCCTTGATGATTAACAGTGGGCGTGGTGTGCATGTATATTGGCCTCTTACCGAAGCACTTTCGGCGGAGCAATGGGCTGTGGAAGCTGACAGATTAAAGCGATGCTGTTCTGAGAACGGATTACTTGCTGACCCTGCAGTCACTGCTGACGTGGTACGTATACTACGCATGCCAAACTCAAAGAATTATAAAGAAGAGCCGCCCCTACCAGTAGAGTTCCTTGGTGTATCTATGCCAGAACCTATTGCGCTAGAAGACTTTACATCTAAGCTAGGGGTATTAGCGAAGCCAGTTATCAAGATCGACTTGGGTACTGACGCTCTTTACGAAGCCTACGCCGAGAACAGCGAGAATGTTTTCAAGACAATCATCAAGAAAACTGTAGAAGGTCGAGGATGTGGGCAGTTAAAGTACATTGCCATGAACCAAGCAGAGGTAAGTGAACCCTTATGGAGAGCAGGTCTATCTATTGCAAAGTTCTGTAGTGATGGGGATATGGCCGCAGTAAAGATATCAGAGAAACACCCTGCATACAACGAAGCAGATATGCGCAAGAAGATGGACGAGATAAAAGGCCCATACACCTGTGC